CAAAGGAAGATATACAGAAAATCCTGGAACAAAGGATGAAAAAAAAGTTTCTGAAAAATCTTATGTAGTTTCTTCTGGTAAGAAAGGAAAGAGAAAATTCAAAAAAGCAATTACTAAACTTGGCGCTAAGTACAATCAAGATTCTGTATTAGTTCAAAAGAAAAAGTCTGCAAGTCTTACTGGAACTTCCAAAACATCTTGGCCAGGTAAAGGTAAAAATGTTAAAGTTGGAAAAATGAACCCAGGTAAAACTGGTGAATTTGATACTAAAGTGAAAAACAAAACATTTACTTATGAAAACTAAATTTCCATTTCCACATGTAGTGGACTGTAACGAAAAAACTGTATGGGTGCTTTGTGATAGTGCTATCACTGCAATGGGCGTTGGTTCTATTGTAAAAAAATTCTATCCTGGGTATACTCCTAAAATTGCCAGTAAGGAATATTTTCAAACCCTAAATAACCAAAAGCAACTTTGAAATGAAACTATCCAAACTCAAGAAAATCATTCAAAAACCCTTGAGGTTTCATCATCAGGATATACATGAAGAGTTAGAAGACATTAAAAATGAACTCAAACACATTAATGATACGTTGCAAGTGTTGCAACAAGGAGTTGAAGAGCTCCTCAAAGCGAATAGTTTGCGGATGCCCCAATCGGGCAACGATTTATGGTGATAAGATTTCAGCAGTAGATCTTTCACAAATCGTTGTCTTAGAAGGGTTTACAAAAAAGCAATCTTCTAGTATACTAAGTAAAGATGACCTCGCTTTTCAGGAAGCAAGGCGTCAACGAAAAGTTAGAAAACTTGAATTTGAAATTCGCTAATGTGGAGACTTTGGTGTAAATCGTTAGGTGAGAAAGCTTCTGATGAAAATCATGAAGCAGATCGCATAGCAATTATACGGACAGTAATCTTCACTACATACTTTATAACAAATGCATTTATTGTTGCAGGCGTTATAAGACATTGGAATGATTGTGAATGGAAGCGTGGCCGAGTGGTTTATGGCAGTAGTCTTGAAAACTACCGTGTTAGTAGCACCGTTGGTTCGAATCCAACCGCTTCCGCCTTGGGGAATTAGCTCAGTTGGTAGAGCGCCTGCTTTGCAAGCAGGATGTCAGCGGTTCGAGTCCGCTATTCTCCACCACGGAGTGTAAGTCAGCGGTAGACGGCTGCTTTTGGGAAGCAGAAGACGTTGGTTCGATCCCAACCACTCCGACTAGGCACTTGACATAAGTGCCTTTACATCCTATACTAGATACGTAAACATTCAATAACAAATGTCTCGCAGTCCATTCTTTTCTAAGTTCAAGACGGACATCAAAAAACTTACTGCTGCCGTCGAGGGTACTTTTTATCTCGATGAAGAATATCCAAAACTATATGAAAAGCTTTATAAGTATTACAAGTCCCGCAACGTATATTTTTACGATGATGTGGAAAAAGATTATAATGTAATTATTGACAATCTTGAATACGATCTTATGGATGCAGGTGTTCTAGTATAAGTCTCGGGAAGACTAAAAAATCGCCCTGGTCGGGATGGTCAATATGACCCCTGGGTTTCTTGCTTCCTAAAAGCAAGTGGTGGAGTCAATTATGACCCCTATTGTCCCCGCAAGATAAGGGACAATAAAAATTCTTGCTGGTGCGGATGGGGATTTTTCTCCGCCTGGTTTCCAATTTCCAGTCAAAGAATTGGTGGCGAGCCTGAAAATTTATCTTATAAGAAAATGAGTTGTACATGTGTACGCAGGGAAAGACCTTGGGGTTGGTACGAGACTATTGATCAAGGACAATCATACAAGGTCAAAAGGATTTATGTAAATCCAAACGCACGGTTTTCCCTTCAATATCACAATGATCGAATTGAACATTGGAACATTGTGGAAGGGTTTGGTTTAGTTCAACTAAACGAATATACCGAATGGGTTCACCCTGGAAAGCATTTTCATATTCCAATCAACTCCCGTCACCGCATGACTGCTGGTGACGAAGGAGTTCTTTTTATTGAAGTTCAATATGGCAACTGCCATGAGGATGACATTGTGCGATTGGAAGATGATTATGGTAGAATAGGTAGTGATTATTACACGGACTGATGTTTTTAGTTACTGGCGGTGCAGGTTTTATCGGCAGTAACTTTCTTCACTATATGAAGAAAGTTACGAATGAAAAGGTCATCGTACTGGACAACTTGACTTACGCTGCGGATCTTCGGTTTATTCCTGAGGATCCGCAGTTTGAGTTTGTTTGGTGCGATATTACAAATGAAAATCATGTAGATTATATCTTCAAGAAATATAAACCACGCAAAGTCTTTCACTTTGCTGCGGAAAGTCATGTAGATAATTCTATTACAAACTACAGACCATTTCTAGAAGCAAATGTCATTGGGACAATCAATCTTCTAAATTCTAGTCTAGCAATTGATATCCAGAAATTTCATCACATCTCTACAGATGAAGTTTATGGATCATTAGAGTATGAAGATACCGAATTATTCACAGAAGAAACACCATACGATCCACGAAATCCATATAGTGCAAGTAAAGCTGCTTCAGATCATTATGTAAAGACATGGCATAATACTTATGGATTGCCATATCTAATTACTAATTGCAGTAATAACTATGGACAGCATCAGCACATTGAAAAACTTATTCCAAAAGTTATCTTCAATGCACTAAAAGACGAAGTGACTTATATGTATGGTGGTGGACAGCAGATCAGAGACTGGTTATACGTTTATGATCATTGCCGTGCTATTTGGTCTTTGGAAGAACAACGTGTAATGAACGATCACTTCAATATTGGCGGTGATTGTGAATTGCAGAACATTGTAGTCACAAAAAAGATCTTAGATATTCTTGGTAAACCACATAGTTTGATTGGAGTATCACACGATCGTCCTGGGCAGGACAAAAGATATGGGATGAGTTTTGAAAAACTGACTAAGACTACAGGATGGATCCCACATATGGATTTTGATCAAGCACTGAAAATGACTGTTGATTGGTATTTGGGGCAATGATTTCTTTATACGGTGGCACTGGGTTTGTAGGTGGTAATTTCAGAAAGATGTATGACGATTGCATAGAAATGCAACGTGATGAACGCAAACCAAAGACAAAAGACATTCTATATTTTATTTCTACGGTTGACAATTATAATGTTCATGATAGAATTACACTTGACGTAGAGACTAATCTAAAAGTCTTATGTGAAGTATTAGATCACTGTAGATCCGAAGACATTACATTCAATTTTATTAGTTCCTGGTTTGTATATGGTAAAACTTCATACATGCCAGCAAAAGAAGATGCACGTTGTGAACCAACTGGGTTTTATTCCATCACTAAACGCTGTGCAGAACAACTAATCATGTCGTTCGCAGATACATATGGAATGAAGTATCGTATTCTTCGACTTTGTAATGTTCTTGGTGCTGGTGATCAAAAAGCATCTAGGAAAAAGAATGCTATTACTTGGTTGATTGATGAACTCAAACTTCATCATGACATCAAACTTTATAACAATGGATCACATTGTCGTGATATAATGCACGTTCAAGATGTTTGTCGTGCAATCAAACTAGTTACCGACAAAGGTAACCTAAACGAGATTTATAATGTTGGATCTGGCAAACCAACATCAGTAGGCGAAATCATCCATCTTGCCAACCACTATATAAAGTCGAAGGGTAAGATTGAGAACATGGAACCACCAGTGTTCCACAAGAATGTTCAGACAGAAAATTTCTGGATGGACACAAAGAAACTTCAATCACTTGGATTTGAACCAAAACTTTCTTTAGAATTCATTGTAAAAGATTTATGTCTGTAAACGACAAAGTAACAAATTTTATTTCACAACTTCAACGCGATAAAGAAAACCTTTTCCCTTATCTTGCTAATAAAGATTGGAAGAAGGGTGATCAGATTTTCTATTCTGGTCCTTACTGGGATGAACGTGAAGTTGCTGCAGCGATTACAACGCTTTTAGAAGGTAAGTGGTTGCCTGCTGGTGAGGAAGTCAATAAGTTTGAACGAGCATTTTCTAAAATGTTCGATTTCAAGCATTCGGTAATGGTCAACTCAGGTTCTTCTGCGAACCTAGTCATGATTGCTGCACTAAAGAAATACTTTGACTGGCAAGATGGTGATGAGATCATCGTCTGTGCTTGTGGTTTCCCAACTACAATCAATCCAATTATTCAGAATGGATTGAATCCAATCTTTGTTGACATTGATTACAGTGATCTGAACTGGAACCTAGACCAGATCCGTGAAAAGATTACAACCAGAACAAAGGCAGTATTCTCTTCACCTGTTTTGGGAAATCCCTACGACTTCGATAAGTTTCTCGATATTGTCCACAGGTATAACCTTCATTACATCGCTGACAACTGTGATAGTCTTGGCAGTAGGTGGAGAGGTGATCTTCTTACCAAACATGCCGTCGCAGCGTCGTGTTCGTTTTATCCAGCGCATCATATCA